GTCGGCAGCGAGTCCCGGTCGGACCACGGCCGGCCACGGCGCCCGTTGATGATCTCCGAACTAGCGGTCACGCCACTGCTGCTCGCCGGTCCCTGTCGCCCGCGCGGTCCGGTGCGACGAACCTTGCTGATCAGACCATCAGCGCCGAAGACCTCATCCCATTCGACCTTGGCGATCGTCGCCGACGTCCCGCCGCGCTCCCACAGGACAGCAATCGTCGCCCGCTTTGCGACCTCGACATGCAGCGCGTTCGCCGAGTCGTAGGCGAGTTGTGCGTAGGACGGCCACAGGTTGATCGCAGCCTGCGCCGCGTCCACGCCGACGGCGGTAGTGATCGTCGTCGCCGACGGGTCACGAATCGCTGTCAGCGCGACGAGGCCGGTCACCTCGTATGAAACGACTACGGCTGCCCACAGGTCGGTTGCGTCGGTCATGTGTCCTCACGTTGCTACACCGGATCGGTGATGGATCCTCCGATGGCGTTCGGAAGACTCGGCAACCCGGCCACCCACATCCAGTATTGCAGCTTGCCCGTGCCCGGTGCGCCGCCCGTGTCGGTCGCCGTGATCTTGTCATCCACGAGCCAAGGCAAGTGCGTTGCGTGGTTGCCACGCAGCACCCAGTAGGTGCCGTCGATCCGCTGCATCTCCTGAAAGATCATGTCGTCGACGAGCAGGTATCCGCTGGCCGTGCCCTGACTCCACTCGATGACGACGGTGAATGGGTCCACGTTGAAGTTGCGGAACCAGCAGTCCTTGTTGAGCGGGATGATGAGTTCATTCCAGCCTGACGACAGCGCCGAGATGGCGACGGACACCGTCTGAGACCCGAGCTTCAAGTTGACGGTGCCTCCCAGCGCAGATCCGACCGACTTGTTCAGCATCACCCGAAGGAAGTAGGGCGCGTCCGGGTTGAGCCGCCGCGTCGCCATGTCTTCGAGGTTCTGCGTCAACGTCACCGTGCCACTGCCACCCGTGATCTTGAGGCTGCCGTCCACGCTCGCGCCCGGAAACGAGCGATAGAAGTTCGTCGTGTCCTGCGCGATGTTCGCTCCGCCAGCGGTCTCCGTCCAACCGCGGAACTTCGGTGTGGCGGTCGCCGAGTAGTCCGAGAAGCTGCCGTTGTGCAGCAGACTGCCGCCGCGGCCAGGGCGCGCGCTGAGGCTCGTGACTGACGTCCGAAGCAACGTGCTGCTGCCGGTCGCGCCGCGCAGCAGCCCGTCCTGTGACGCCGCCTCGCCGATGAAGTCAAAAACCTCGGCCTCTTCCTTCACGCCGCTGTTCTGGTCCAGGCGGCAGCGGAATGACTTCACCTCGACGTAGCAGGATTCCAGGTTTGATCCGGCCTCGTCGACCGTCATGCGGGACATCGCACCGTTGCCGACGTTGCCGGCAGTGTTCGACGGCGTCCCGTAGGTGATGTTTCGCGACTCGACAGTTGCGGAGCTGCCGTCGAGATGCTCCCACAGTGCCTTGGCGATCTCGAAGAGATCCGTGTAGCCGTCCCCCGTCGTGAACACCCGCGAGTATTCGTAGAGGATGGGCGCGAGAAACTCCAGCGCGCGCGACGACTCGATGAGGGACGACATTGTGTCGCGGAACCGTTGCACCGCACCCGACAGACCGGCGGGCGTGTACTCGCCTTCGAGCGCCTGCTGCAAGTCGTCGAAGTAGCCCGACGCGCCGGCCATGACATTGTCCGCCAGCTCGCGCGTGTCCTCCAGGATGGCAATGGCAGCTTTCCACTGGGTCTGAATCTCGGCTTCGGTTGGGGTTCCGCTCATTGGTCGCTAGTCCTCGGGCCATTCGAGCCCGGTCTCCGAAAGTGGTTCGGGATACACCGACCCAGGGGATGGGTTCTTCTGGTTCTCGCACAGCAACGCGAACATGAACTTCGCCGCCGGCTCGTCGTGACTGCCGGCGACGTAGCGTCGCAGCGTGCGCCCGCGCGTCTTGGCGGCAGCAAGCTGCTCCTCGGTTGGGATGCGGATCAGGTGCCCCTTGCGGCGCGGCTTCTCGAGATCCTCCAACGTGCCTCTCATGTCGTGATCGAGTTCCGGCCCATGGAATCTCACCACGTTGGCCGGCAGCCGATCTCTCAGCATGTCGATCTGGTCTTCTGCCAGATGTCGGATGCTGCCGATCCGGGGAATACGCCTCGTGTCGCGTCCCTTGCCGATGACCTGCTCAGTCATCTTGGGGAAGTCGATGCCGGCGCAGTTGATGCCCTCCGTGGGCGCCCCTGGCAGCGTTCCGATCCAGTAGGCGTATTGCTTGGAGACGCCCGCCGAGTGCTTTCCGAGGTTGGTAACGAGTGCGCTACCGGGGGTCTTCTTGGTCAAACTACGCAGGCTTTTGCCTGCGTCCATCTTCTTCGTCGTCGTGTCCATCGTCGTCATTCCAGGGCTCTTCCTAGTTCAATGTCGTCTGTATGTGAAGCAGGCCGCCGCCCCAGACGATGGGACGCCGGCCAGGATGTCTGCTCAGCGTCTGCCGATCAGTTGTTGATCATGATCGCGCCGAACGGAAGCGCGATGCCAGCGCCGGCCCGGCGCTCCCACTGGATGTATTCCTCCGCCGTGTCGCGGGTATGGTCGCCGTTGTTGTCGCCTTCGAGCGAGGAGAACTCCTGGACGCCTTTGCGGTCCAAGATGAACGTCGCCTTCTTCGGCGGCTTCTGCAGGAAGACATACCAATCGCCAGTTGCCAGACGCGGCGTGCCCCACAGAACCACGTTGCGAGACGCATCGCGGAACATGTTGGTAGATGCGCCGGCCGCGACGACGGTGCCACCGATCGCCCCTGCATTGTCTACGCCGACAACCTGACGCTGCTGTAGGAAGGTCTCCTCGAACACCTCGGTGTCCGCCGCAGCGTGGATGAGCAGCGTTCCACCCTCGATAGTCTCCTTCGACAACAGGGGCTGGCCCTTGCCGTCCTGGTAGGCCATGAACTGCTCGATGGCAGCGTAGTAGTCGTTGCGGACGTCGTGAATGGTCGTGACGCCGCCGCCGGAGAGCTGATTACCGCCAGACGCGGCGAAGCGCGTGTTGCTGGTGAACAACGCCGCGCCGTCCGGGGCGTTCGGGATCGCCGGCAGGTTGGTCGCGGTGTTCGTCAGCAGGTCGAAGAACAGCCGCTCGTCGAGAAGCGCCGCCGACTCGCCGGCCATGCGCGCCATATCGAACAACGACTGTGTCTGGTCGTCCTCGCGGTCCCACTTGGACCACGGAACGCGGCGCGCCCACTCGTAGACCCGGACGTTGAACTGGACCGAGTCCATGGCATCCGTGGGGATGGACGTGCCACGCTCCCAGTAGGCCATGTGCGGCGCAGCGTTGAGGTAGGCAAAGTCGTGGTTCCGGTTGGTCGCCACGACGGTGTCCATCACGATAGACAGACGACTGTCAGACTGCCGATTGCGAATCGCTCCGTAGGTGTCCGAGAACTCCTGGCGGAGCCCGTTGATCAGGAGGTTGTTGCTGAGAATGGTTGCCATGGCTTACGTCCCTCTCGACTCGTAGTTGACCGCGATGTATTCTGCCGGCGTGAGGAGCTTCACGTCGCAGTCCGTGGTGCTGCGGAACTCCCACAGCACACCGATTGCGTTGGTATTTCCGGACGACTGAAGGTCCATGTTGTCGGTGTCGCTGTCGTCGCAGTAGATGAGGTCACCGACCTTCGCCTGCGACGGCGTGCCGTTGATGCTGTCAAGGTGCATCAGGATGACACCGCTCGTATCGACGAACGCCCTCGGGTCGGGTGTGTCCGATGTCTCGCCGATGATGATGCCATCGCCAGCGCGGTCCTCGCCACCGATGACGATGCCGACAAACACGTCGTTCGAGGCGCTGTCGTCCCAGTGGTTGAGGAATCCGGCCTCGAGCTGCACGAGCGTGCCAGCGGCGACGGTGACGCCGTCCGCGATCGGGAATGAATCGCGACCTGCACTGGGGCGAGTCTCGATTATCTTGGTTGTGGTTCTGTCGGCCATATCAGTTCACCTTCGCGGCAAAGCGCGCCATGCATCCTGCGACGTAGCGTTCCTGCGTCACCGTGAGTCCGGTGCCTTGCAGTTCTTGCCAATCCTTCGCGAACCTGGCCGCGCGGTCCACCGCGTCGGTCCCCTGGTCCTGGTACTTCATCGCCACTTCCGGCACCTTGCCGGCGTGACCGCGGAACGCCTCGGCGGCGCTGTCGTCATCACCGACGACGCCGACAGCCTGCGCCATCGCCTCGACGTATGGGCCGAATGCCTTGGCGCCGTGCTCCTTGTGGAAGGACATCAGGCGACCGCGCAGGTCGGCACCGAGTGGGCGACCTTCGAGCCGCTTCATTGCGGCGTTGACGTCGTCCTTGCGGACTTCCTCAGCGTCGCGCGCGTCGAGCCGCGCCTTGAGGGCCTCGTTCTGGCCCTGGAGTGCCGCCATCTTGACGGTCATGTCATCGTTGGTCTTCGCCCTCATGCTCTCGGCTCCTGGCACCGCTGCTGGCGCGGGCGTCTGGTCTTCGGTCTGTCCTTCGGACTGCTGCGCCTGGATCGCGGCCATGATCGCGGCCATGTCGGCGACGCTGATCTCGCCCGATTCGATCGCCTTGCAGATGGCTTTGACGTCGGCGCCGCCATCGGCCTCCATGTCCTCGTCCTTGCCATCGCCGTCGCCCTCCTTCTTCTTCGGCGGCGGCCCGTCGTCGCCGTCGTGCTGCTCGAATTTGACGCCTGCGCCGAAATCGGTCGCGGGCTTCTTCTTGGTCGCTGTCGCTGTCATGTTGTCCTCGCGAAACGATGTGTGCGCGGGAGACCCGCGGCGGAAGTAGGCGACCCGCTCACCGGCGGATTCGCACACCACTTGAAAGCTGCGATAGCCGCCGCTGCGCTCGTCGAGGTCAGAGACCATCAGGAGCGGAAGCTCCAGGTAGGGAACCTCGTGGTCGAGCAGCGCCAGCGAGTCGATCGACGGGATGTCCGGGTCCAGGATCTCGACCGAGCGATACAGCAGGCGCTTCGCCAGGATGTCGGCCTGCGCCATCGGGTCGGTCACGACCAGCTCGGCCATGATCGCGATGCGCGTCTTGCCCTTGAGCGTGATCGGCTCGGATCCCTCGATGCGGAAGTAGCCAGCAGCGCGCGTCTCAGTGCCGTGCTCGTGGTGGCGAATATGCAGCGGCGGGAAGTATCCCTCGGCCTCGGATAGCCTCGCCCTGGCGATCGCTGCAGCCACCCAAGCCTCGTTGAACGTGAGGTCGCCGCGCACGCATGTGCAAAAGATCGGAACCCGATGGATGATCAGTTCATCGCCTGAGCGGGTCGCTTGGTAGCCTGCGATGGTCGGTGTGAGGGTCGCCACGACCCATACGACTAGCCACCCGTCCAGCGACTACGAATCGTCTTGGTGTGCCACCTTGGACAATCTGTATTCGCGCACCAGACGCTCGACGCCGCTCTGAATCGCTCGGCAAGGCGTCTGCGTGTCGCCGTTGATGATCCGGTAGACCGTGCTGCGGCCGGCGGGGATCAGATGCGAGACGTTGGTCACACCGCGCGCGAAGACGAGTCGCTCGAGTTCTTCGCGCAGCTCGCTCCACGGCTTTGTCACTGCGCGGCGCTCGCCAGTAGCAGATCGGGTCGCCCACCGTGGCGGAAGCCTGGGTCTGCGAACGCGCCGGCCGGAACACGGTCCTCCAGGATGCTTCCGTCAGCGCCTACGCGCCCCATGCGGTCGAGCATCGGCCGCGACATCGACACCACGCGGCATCGACAGT